ACCTTGAATGCCGTAGTCCTCTTGGAAGTGTCTGACCATACGCTCGCTGAATAGCTTTTCCCAGCCGTAGCCATCCTCTGGCATAGCAGGGTAAGCGTCTGACTCTTTGAGTGCGACAACATCTGGTGTGTCCTGTTTGTCTGCGTTGTAAACACAGGCTGAAGAGGCAAAAAAGAATCGCTCTGAACCTTCGGCTTTAGCAGCCTCTAGCAGGTTGGTGTTGATAAGGACTGACAACATACACTCAGCTTTGTGTAGCTCGATGAAGCCCATGCCACCCATGTCTGCTGCCATGTTGAATACTTGGTTTTTTCCCTTTATTGCTGTCTTGCAATTTTGGGCATCCTTTAGGTTGAGTACCTGGTTGTCGTAGTCATCAAAGACCTGATACCAGTTGCTCATTGGCTTGCTGTCAACTACTCGTACATTGGTGTAGCCCTGATCGTGTAGTGAGCGAACTAGCCAGCCACCGATGAAGCCACCGCCACCAGCTACTAGGACTTCTGAGTCTTTATTCATTGTCGTTCTCTTTTCTTTCTGGCAACTCTAGCAATAGCCTCAATGCTAACTCAGCTTGCTGAGGCACTACTCCATTACCTGCAAGCTTTAGCTCGTCATTACGCTTTAGGTCATGTCCTGTTATCCAGCCATCGGGTAGCCCCATCATCCACTCTGTGAACTTAGAGCTAAGGCGATGGTTGTTGTCTTTTCCGTCTGGCTTGGTTGGCTCTGGTGCTGGTCTGCCAATGATAGTTTCCCAGCGTCTTATGGCTGGCTCGAACTTGCCCCAGTTGGTCAGCAAGACCTGATCCTCAATGCGTGACTTCGGTGCACCTAGATCTACTTGCTTGCTTGATGAATTGTAATTACCAGCTCTAGGTGTGCCAAGTAATACCTCGCCACTATTGAATACAGCTCTGGCTACTGTGTCTGTCTGAACCTTGCCATCACGCTCGTGAGGCTGAGAGCCGTCTTTGTAATCTCTTGTCGTTGGTGTTGGCATAAGGTCTGCTGCTGCTTGAGGCAGATTGGGTCCATAGCCATCCCCAGGTCTGCCATTCTTCCAATCTGTTGCCACAGGTGTAGGAAACAACTCAGGAATGTGAAACACTTGAGCCAATGTGACTGAGTCCATTGAGCCTGGCTTTTGTTGTGTGCTTGCAAGGTTGCCTGTGTATTGGTCAGAGGCAGTTGGTGTAGGCAAGTTAGCTACTGCCCGACTTACCTTGACACCTTGGCTTGCAACTAAGTCCATGATTTGATCTCTAACACCGACAGTATTACCACGCCGTACAGCCTCAGCTTCGCCTAGTGCTCCCCCTTGACCTTCACTGGCTTTGGGGCTTCGCAACAATAAAGACTCGGAAGCGTTGGTGTGGTGCACCTGCATCACTAGCTCGTATGCCACGCCACTTTGCGTCATACCCGATGTCGGCCAAGTCGCCGAGAACAGCTCCAAGTGCTCGGAGAACAGCACCTCGTTCGGCTTGGTCCATAATTTCAGGTCCGTATTCCATACTGCTATCTGCTTTTGCACTTAGTAAGCCCCTTACATTTTCGATTACAACAAGTGATGGTCTGAGGATGTCTATTGCTTTGTGAAACTCTGACCACAGACCTGATCGAGTTCCTTCTTGCAGTCCGGCACGCTTGCCAGCAAGTGATAAGTCCTGACAAGGGAAGCCCCCTGTAAGGATGTCAACAGGCTCTACTGAGTGCCAGTCAACTTGTGATACATCTCGATAGTTAGGCACACCTGGGAAGTTAGCCTCAAGCACTTTGCTTGGAGCATCTTCCCACTCACAATGCCAAGCTACTGTTGCCCCTGTCACCTTTGATACAGCTAAGTCAAGACCGCCATAACCGCTGAATAGGCTGCCGATTTTCATAACTTGTAAACAGTCCCAGTAAAGTGTTGACCTTTGACTAATGGGAATACAAGCAAGCCTGGATCAGAGTCATCGCCACCCATGCCAAGCCTGTACCAGCTTGAGCCAGCATCGAGTGTTGGACATTGGATAACCCATCGGCTGTGATCATTCCGTCTGCCTGACTCTTTGACTGTTAGGTGATGGAAGTGGCCATGTATCAGGATGTCTGCGTCTTTGACTGGCTGGTTGCCATGCGACTGATTACGCCACCACTGCACAATGCCATCAGGTCGAGCTGCTTGGTGTCCATGCACTAGCCCAAGGATCATCTGGTTATTGCCCCAAACATCTAGAGCAAGTGATTCATCGTTGGCTTGTGGCTCAAAGAATCTAACCGGCAGACCTACCTCTTGAGCGAGCCTTGCAAGCTGTCGCTGGATGTGGATGCCCCAGTCATCGGTTGGAGTGCCGAGCTTGAGCTTGCCAGCTCGCCAGGCACAATGATTAGATCCGACTGAGGCTGCTGTTATCGGTGCGTGTTTGGCAAGTAGCTTTAGGGTTTCCCACTCGAATGTTGCCTCAAGGTCAACCTGTTGCATCAAGCTGAGGTCGTTGGTCCTGTTGGGGTTTCCACCTGACTCGAATCCCTCGATGCTGTCACCAACATTTAGGAAGTAGATGTGGTCAGGCTTTTCTTGTTTCAGGTACTCATCTAGCCTTGCTTGCTTTTCTGCGATGCGTTGAATCAGCTCAGGTGTCCCACCTCTGATGTCGCCGGCTTTACCTGTCTGAGTATCTGACCAACAAACAACAACAGCTTTGTCGTTCTTTTCTTTTGGCTTTGCAACTTTGACTGCTCGCTTTGCCTGGGCATAAAGCGTTGGCAAGTCAATGTCTGCTTCTGTCTTGTTGCGGAAGTTGAACCGCCAGCTAACCAGCCAGTCCCCACCCTCTCGCTGTTGCCAGCGTGAAGTTCTAACAGGACCATAGATCTCTACTCTCTCAGGGTCAAAGCCTTGGTCTATTAGAAACTGGGTGAAGTCTGGCTGGTCGCCGGTTGTTGGTGGAGTGGTGGCTTGTCCGCTTGTGCCATCAAACTCCACCGCTGGACGCCAATCCTTCGGGGCCGTAATCCTTGGGGTTGGCTCTAAGTTTTCAAGCATTGCAGGTGCACCTTTTCGCTCGGTGTTTTCTCAAAGGTGATTCGCTGATTAGCAAACCCCTCTTTGTAAGTGCCTCTGCCAAGGTTAGCGTTGGCCAATCTGGATTGTTTATTGCCTGTTTCAGTATCTCTTGGTCTTTAGGTTCTAGTGATTCCATTAGAGTCCTAACCTTACAAGCACCAATCTTGGCTGGTGGTGTTAGCCCTTCAAGCATTTGTGCCCCTTAGTGTCTGCCTCGTGAGATGTAAGCCTTGACAAGTCTGCCGATAAAGAAGTGAATCCTGTACCTGTAATAGCGTAGCTGAAAGGCCCAGTTAGTCCTGGCTCTCGTGCCGATGTGTTTCCCCATTGTCCCTCACCGCCTCGATGATTTCGACAATGCGTTCTAGTGTGTCTAAGTCGGCTGTCATGCTCAGGACTGCATCCTCGTGGATCTCGGAGATTACCTGCTCGCTAAAGAACTCCAAGGTGTCATGGTGTGAATCTCTGTATCCGGCAGCGTAGCCCTTGTACCAGATGTCAACACTTCTGCGTTTTAGGGCTTTTCGCTCGTAAGATCTAAACACTTCCACCTCTCCTCAATCTCGTTGACTATCTTGGCTAACTCTGCAAGCTCGATGCTCAGTAGCTCTAGCCTCATCTCTATCTCCGCCAGTGTGCTGCCCATTGGATGCCCCCTAACTTCATTCTTTGGTCGAACTTGTATCGGCCCTCTATCTCGTCAACGATGTCTGAGAGTGTGGCCTGTGGGTGATACTCGATGTATTCAAGGATGGCTTCACGCTCTTGTCGCTTGCCTTGGCTTATGCCCTGCTCGTACTCAGTCATGGATGGTTCCTTCTATCCTGGCGATCACAAAGTCGAGAGCGTTGAGCCATTCCTGACAGCCATGACAGGTGCAAAGGGTTTCATCTTTTGTTTCTGCCAGCAACTTGATTATGTGCTGTCGCTCATGCCTGATACCAGAGTTGAAAGCTCGGACTGTGCTGGTTGCAATGATGTCCTGTAGCTCGCTCACATCTCCACCTTTGGTCGCTGGTCAATGGTGTGTAGCTCGTTGAGGATCATGTGTCCGGTTGCGATGTCAAGCACACCTTGGATGCGTAGTGCCTCGATGATTGACCAGGTTGCGTTGAGCTGGTCACGCCTTCCCTTGTTGTAGGCAGCGAGCTTATCTTGTGGAATCTGAGAAACGGCTATCTGTATCAACTGGCACCCCCTCGATTAGGTCAATGATGATCGTGATTGCCTTGGTTGGCTGAGGGTAGGCAGCTTTGATAAGTCGCAACACCTCATCCTTCATAAGCATCCGGCCCATGTGTATGCCGTCAGACTTTGCTACTCCAAAGTTGTATTGGTTCGGGTTGTAGTCCATGACTGCAAACTCGATTGGTTCAGGATTGTAGTTTGGCATTTTCTCTCTGTTCTATGTAGGTATCTGCGATGTAGTGAAGTAGCTCTAACCTGGCGATTTGTTTCTGGATGTGATACCTGTTAGTTTCGGGTGTTGTCTTTGCCTCGTATTCGGCATTGGTCCAAAGCCTTGCATCCTCAAGCACCTTGACAAGTTGTTTGTTATTCATTTGACATCCTTGCGAGTGAACCAAAGTGCGATGACAAAGAAGTGGATCGCGATAAGGACTGCCCCGATGAGGTAGCCCAGATTGAAGCTGTATTGCTGAATAGCTAAGACCATCCCAAAGGACAGCAGGATGCTGACTGTAAGTAGCCAACCTCTCATTTTGTATCTCCTAACCGGCTCCCCTTGAGCCATGTCTAAACTCTATACCTGTTTTTTGAGTTTTTTGGGAGATTTTTAGGTTTTTTCGCCTTTTTCGGCGTGTCGGATTAGACCCTTAGTTGAGGGTTTTGACCTCGATGGTGGCCCCTGGTTCAATGCCTTGGGCATAGACCTTTCGGGCAGAGATCCTGACAATACGGCTGTCATCGGTGACCACGCCTGAGTCGGTAAGGGAATCGCCAACGGCCCTAATTAGCTTGTCTAGGTCTGGGCTGACAGTGGGCAATGAGCGTTTGACTGACGCTGGCTTTGGCATAAAGAAGATAACGATTAGCTCACAGGGCTCGTCTATTGGTTCCCAGTCCGGTGGCAGGGTTGCAAGGGCTGTTTGAGTAATGGCGTTTCGCCAAGCTTTGTGCTTCTTGCTGTTGACCTGGACTATTCGCCCTTGCATGATGGCGTGACTGCCTTGGCTGGCAGGATCACCTGTGACGCTAAGGCTTACCTCTGCCATAAAGTTCCCATGCTGCAAGTATGGCAGCAATGGCGTAGAGAGTACCGAGGACTAGCCCCCACCCAGCCAAAGGGCTAGTGGTGTTTAGGGATAGGTTGAATAGCACTCCTGCTGTTAGGGCAGGGACTAGCCACCGGAGTTGTTTTCTCAAAAGGGCATTGGCTCGCTGTGAGTCGGCTCAAAGATGCCCTTGATTGTTGCGATTGGGTCGGTAGGTGTGACCTGTGGGTTGTTTATGCTGACCTTGATGGACTGCTTGGCCTCACCCTCTTTGTTGGTCCAGTTGTCAATCTCTGAGCTGTAAAGCCCCTCAACTGCTACTGTCTGACCGACATCGAATAGACCTGGCTGCTTTAGCCAAACTGTGTATCTCTTGTTGATTGTTTCGCCGGAGTTAGTTTCATAAGCCTCGACTACTTCTAGCCCCTTGCCTTCGTAAAACACTCGGCTAATGGTGCCTCTTACCTTGATGCTTGCCATCTCTTTTCCTTATCTCTTGTTGATTTGTTTACTCTAGTGGTCACCTAAGACATGATTGGGGTTGGTGCAGTCGGTGTGGCCACAGGATCTAATGCCAGGTAAGACAGGCTGGCCATCAAAGATTGGCACAGTGAGGGTCGCCTTGTCAAACTCGCCTTGCCAGGGGATGCACTTTTCAGAGCCGTACTTGATGACCAAGGCTCGGTGCATCCGGCAGGACTGGCACTTGAGGTCTTTCCTCTTTCGCTTATGGGTGTTGACCTTCCAAGTCGCACCACATCGGCAACACAGTGCCACATTGTCATCCACGCCATAATCTTAGCCTTCGACAACTCTGGACAGGTGACCCTCGAACTTGAGTCCTACTTCACCTAAGCCACCTTGTCGGTTCTTTGCAACCTTCATAATCATCCAGCTCTTTTGCCACTCGAACTGATCCTCGGCGATTGACTCGCGGTGCAGCAGAATAACTGCATCTGCATCCTGCTCGATACCGCCTGAATCTCTCAGGTCGGCTAGGTCGGGCTTGGAGTCCTTGCGTTGCTCTGGTCCTCGGTTGAGCTGGGCTAGTGCGATGACCGGCACTTCTAGATCGCGAGCAAGGTTTTTTAGCCCGATGGAGATGTCGGTAATCATCTCGTATCTCTTTCGGCCCTTTTCTGTGTCCTGAATCAAGCCAAGGTAGTCAACAACGATTGCTCGGAGCTGGCCGTTAGCTTTGACTCCGTTTGCCATCGCCCTAATCTGCAAAAGGTTCTGTCCTGACTTGTCATGGATGGCGAGCTGGTGGCTTGTTATCTTTTCCTTAGCTCTTGCAATCTTGTCCCAGTCAACATCTTTAAGCTGACCCTTTTCAATGTTGCCAATGTAGACCTCGGCTTCCATCGAGATGATTCTGTTATACAACTCTGACTTGCCCATCTCAAGGCTGTGAAAGCTGACCGGACCTTGCTTCGATAGTTCCCAAGCAATCTGCAAACCGACTATGGTCTTACCGATACCAGGTCGGGCACCGATGATGTAAAGGGCACCTGGTCGGAATCCCCCAAGAATGTCGTTGAGGTCTTTCCAAGGGCTGAGTGGATAGTTCTTTGGCTTGTCAATCTCATCTAGGTAAGGGATTAGCTCATCGCTGACATAGCTTGGTCGGCTTGCTGTGTTGCGATCACTTAGGTTGTCAATCTCTTTTTTGGCTTGATCTATAACTGTTGCTAAGTCCTCGTGCTGGGCTTTCATGTTTATTACTTGTCCGGCATGAGCAAGCTTTCGCCTGGTGACTTCCTCAATGACTCGCTCGGCGTAGTAGCTGACAGATGCAGCAGTTGGGGTTGCTGTGATGCAGTCGTGCAGGTAGCTGGCAAGCTTAGGCAGCATTGCCCCGACTGTGATGACATCTATCGGCTGGCGAGCTT